GATTACCTAATTATGTCGCTCGATGCTGCCGCAGAGAAGAATAATCGCGCCGATTACACCGCGCTGACGACTTGGGGCGTGTTTTTTAACGAAGAAGAGAACGCACATCACATAATTTTGCTAAATAGCATCAAAGAAAGGCTAGAATTTCCAGAATTGAAGGGTCTGGCGCTCGACGAGTACAAAAACTGGGAGCCAGATGCGTTTATTGTGGAGAAAAAGTCCTCTGGCGTAGCTTTGTACCAAGAATTACGCCGTATGGGCCTCCCAGTACAGGAGTATACACCTCATAGGGGTACTGGAGACAAGATGGCTCGCCTTAATAGTGTATCAGACATTATCGCCAGCGGGTTTGTGTGGGCACCACCCAAGCGTTGGGCCGAGGAGGTCATAGAAGAAGTGGCAGGGTTCCCGTTTATGTCTAACGATGACCTTGTTGACTCTACAGTTATGGCGTTATTGCGGTTTAGGCAGGGTGGGTTCATCAGATTACCCACCGACGAGTGGGATGATGAGCCTACATACCGTAGACCTGTGGAATATTACTAAACTTCTATGTTTATTTTAGTTCCCTGTGGCCTATCAGCAGTAGTTTTTGCTCCAAATTGATCATACGCCTTGCCTAGATCTAGTCTTTGCTCTCTGAGCGCCTCCAGATGCGCGTGGTTGGCTCTGTGTTCTTTTGTTACCCTCTGTTCAGCCAAATGCGCTTCTATACGCTCACGCGACTGCGTTTGCTGGTGTATGTCTGACTGCACGTTAAATGGGGCTGACCCCACACCGCTTAGACCGTCACTCATAACCGTCCCTGTTTGGCTAAAATAATAACAACCGTTATACCTATCAAAATAGAAACGATAATTGTAGCGCCACCGTAAACAACAATACGTTCAATCAATTTTGCCTTGCGTTTCCGCTCCGCTTCAAGCCTTGCTTTTCTATCTTTTCGCGCTTGTACTCGTATAGCTTGCAATTCGCCCCACGCACTGAACCCTCTGGTTGCAATGACGATTTGACGAAGTTCTTCTTCGGCGTCTTTGGCCCTCTGTAAATTCACAAAAGTCTCCATCGCGTTTTCATCGGTTCCAGAAAACAAACTGTTTTTCTTTTTCTCGTGCGCAGCGCGTAATTCATCCACGCCGTCGAAAAACTCACCAATCTGCTTGGTGACGTTGACGAGTTCTTTGCCCGCTGACACCGCAGATTTCACAGCGGCAAGCGCTGTAAATGGGTCAATCATGTTTTCCTACCCCTACCAACAACAATATACGGTGGACAAAAGTGCTTCCAAGGAACCCTGACCTTGGCTGGATACTGGTGATAGAATTGTGAAACTTCTCTAGGGCACCTGTACTCACAGGTCTGGTGCAGACCTATAGTCGGGCTTTGACTAGCTAATATAGCGGTTAGGGCGCAGATGAACATATCCCATGCCTATCTCCCCCTATTTTTCTGCAAGTTTATCTATTTTGGCTTCTAGCCTTACAAGATGATCGACAACTCTCCCAAGTTCCCCAGAATGATCTTCTCGCTTTACATAGTTTTCTCTTGTCATGTTTAACAATATGTTGAGCCGTTTGACTTCAGATGCAATTTGATTGGCCCACCACCCTATAGGTAGGACCACAAAAGTTAGCACGATGTTCCAAATCAACATGTTATCCATGATTTGTTAGTACAGGAATATATTATTTGTTTCAACAGTCCGTCTAAGTTAAAGAATAATTGGGGCACCCCTCCCAGTGCCTTAGTCGGGGTGTGGTGACTTCCCCCAAGTTGCCCACCTCGACACTAGACCGCCGGGGATTAAAATGATAAGTTACCCACAAGCAACGCTTATGGAGCGCACATGGCTGTAGAAAAACCTTTAGTTCCTTCTGATTTAGAGATAGAGACAGATCCTACAGAAGAAGAACTTACTATCGAAGTTATAAACCCAGAAGCTGTGTCTATGGAGACCGAGGATGGTGGGGTTATAATTGATTTTGAAGGTGGCTTGTCTGAGCAACTGCTGGGCCAAGATCACGACTCTAATCTTGCCGAATTTATAGACGAGGCTGATTTAGAGGCTATGGCATCCGAGCTAGTGTCTGATTTTGAAGCTGATCGTGAGTCTCGTGCCGATTGGGCTAGAGCTTATGTGAAGGGCTTAGACCTACTTGGCATGAAGATTGAGGAACGTCAGCAGCCTTGGGCTGGAGCTTCTGGGGTGTTTCACCCTGTGCTTACTGAAGCTGTTGTACGATTCCAAGCGCAGGCTATGGGGGAGTTATTTCCCGCAGCGGGGCCTGTAAAAAGTAAAATTATGGGTAAACTAACCCCAGAGAAGTTTGACCAAGCAGAACGTGTGCAGAATGAAATGAACTATCTCCTGACTGAGGAGATGACAGAATACCGCGATGAGATGGAGCAAATGTTATTTAAGCTCCCACTCGCTGGGTCTGCGTTTAAAAAGGTTTATTACGATCCGCTTATGGATAGACCATGTGCGGTGTTTGTGCCTTCAGAGGATTTTGTAGCGTCCTATGGGGCCACAGATCTTATGACTTGCCCACGGTATACGCATGTTATGAAGAAAACCAAGAACGAGATACTTGAGTTACAAGTAGCTGGGTTCTACCGAGATATAGATTTGCGTGATCCTGCTCCAGATTTTTCTGACATCCAAGAAAAATACGACGAGCTTGATGGCGAAAGCGCGGTCATGGAGAACGATGACCGCTATACAATTCTTGAAATGCACGTCACAATTAACATGCCCGAAGGGTTTGATGATTCTGATGAGATAGCTAGACCTTATGTAATAACTATAGATAAGTCGTCACGCGAGATATTGTCTATACGCAAGAATTGGTACGAGGATGACGTTAAGAAGAAAAAGCGCCTACACTTTGTTCACTACCGCTATCTTCCGGGCCTTGGGTTTTATGGAACGGGGCTTATTCATCTTATTGGTGGCCTTGCTAAGTCGGCTACCTCTATCCTTCGCCAGTTGGTTGATGCTGGTACACTGTCGAATTTGCCAGCAGGGCTTAAAGCTCGCGGTATGCGTATTAAGGGGGACGACACTCCTCTTATGCCGGGTGAATTTAGGGATGTGGACGTACCGGGCGGTGCCATACGTGACTCGATTACGTTTATCCCTTACAAAGAGCCATCAAGCGTATTGTACTCTTTACTTGGAAATATTGTCGAAGAGGGACGCCGAATTGGCTCAGTCGCAGACATCCAAGTAGGAGATATGAACGCACAGGCACCCGTGGGCACAACTCTTGCCCTCTTGGAGCGGTCGATGAAAGTGATGTCTGGTGTACAGGCTCGCCTTCATGCTGCCATGAAAAAAGAGTTACGACTTCTGTCTAAGATCGTGCATGACTACATGCCTGATGAGTATGCTTACGAAGTTGATGGAGACTTCAGCAGAAAAGCCGATTTTGACAAACGTATAGATGTTATACCTGTGTCTGATCCTAACGCCGCCACTATGGCACAGCGTATAATGCAGTATCAGGCAGCGTTACAGTTAGCGCAGCAGGCACCACAGCTATACGATATGGGTAAGTTACATAGACAGATGTTAGAGGTTCTTGGCATCCAAGACGCGGATGACATAATTAAACTGCCTGAAGATATAAAACCCGCAGATCCTGTTACTGAGAATATGATGATTCTTAAACAAGAGCCGGTCAAGGCGTTCAAATATCAGGATCACGAAGCGCACTTAGCGGTTCATATGGCGGCAGCGCAAGATCCCAAAATAATGCAGATGGTAGGACAATCGCCGTTTGCGCAAGTAATTCAGCAGGCTATGGCTGCGCATATCACTGAGCATGTTGCGTTCCAGTACCGTAGGGAAATGGAAAAGATGTTGGGCGTGGAGATGCCAGACGAGGATCAACCGCTACCGAACGATGTAGAGGTAGAGATCTCTAGACTCGCAAAAGATGCAGCAGAGAAGCTTTTGAAGAAAGATCAGGCAGAGGTAGCGCAGCAGCAAGCACAGGCGCAGCAGCAAGACCCTGTAGTTCAGATGCAGCAGCAAGAGCTTCAGTTAAAAGCGCAAGAGCTTCAGCATAAGATGCAACTAGATACGGCTAAACTTCAGCTTGAAGCTGAGAAGATAAAAGCCACCAATCAAAGAGAGGGGGCTAAGCTGGGAGTTAAGCTTGCAACCGATCTTGATAATTCCCAACGTGCGGATCAGCAGGCTGGGGCAAAACTGGGAGTTGAACTAGCAAAGGAGTTAGGTAAGGGGGATGGATGATACAGTTATTGCGTTGATGAAACGTAGTATCACCGACTATAAGGTAGAAATAGAACAGTTCTTGGCAAGCGGCCAAGCGCAAACTATGGATGCTTATAGTAGACTTGTCGGGAGATATGAGGCTTTAAAGTTACTTGAAGCCGATTTAAGTGAACTAGAGCAAAGATTTATTGCAGATTAAGTCTGTTTGTTCTATTTCGTAATTGGGGGCTTCGCGGGTGGTCCGCGCAAGGTTTCTGTGAACCTTAATCACTGCAAGGTATATAAAATGTATAAAGACGAAAAAGTAACTGAAGAAAAAGTAGCGACTCAGTTACCAGAACCTAAAGGCTACAAAGTTCTCATCAGCACAGTTGAAGTAAACGAGAAGACCGAAGGCGGGGTATATATGCCTGACCAATTGCGTCAGGCTGAAGAAACCGCGTCTATTATAGGGTTTGTTATGAAAACTGGGCCAGATGCGTATTCTGATAAAGACAGATTTCCAAACGGAGCCTACTGCAAAGAAGGTGACTTTGTAATATTTAGATCTTATTCAGGAACAAGGTTTAAAATTCACGGCAAAGAATTTAGGCTTATAAACGACGACACAGTTGAGGCGGTTGTCGAAGATCCACGGGGGTACACACGGGTATGAATAATTTGGCAGATAAAGCAGAGCTTACGGAACAAGATCTTGAAAACGAATCACCTGCAACACAAGATGTTGTGGATGAATCTTTTGAAATAGAGGTTTCTGACGAGGCTACTGAAACAGAGGCAAAGCCCGCTAAACCCGAAAAAGAAGCGGCGGATTCTTCTGATGCAGAGATAGAAGAGTACACCGCAGGTGTACAGAAGCGTATTGATAAGCTTACAAAGCAGTATCGTGACGAAGAGCGCGCTAGACAAGAAGCGCTGCAACTCCAAGAGGAAGCCCTTCGATATGCACAACAGGTTAAATCCGAGAATGAAAAGCTTAGAAAAACTATTGAGCAGGGTGAAGAAACGCTTATAGGGCAGGCTAAAGGGCGTATCGAAGCCCAGTTAGATAAGGCAAAAACAGCTTACAAAGCCGCGTATGAATCTGGAGATCCCGATGCTCTTATAGCAGCGCAAGAACAGCTAACCGCGCTAAAGGTAGAGGCGGATAGGGTTAATAATTACAGACCCACTCCCAGACCTGCACCCCAACCCACGCCGCAGTATACACAGCCTACTGCGCAGGCTAACAAACCTGATGAGAAAGCTTTGGAGTGGGGTAAAAGAAACACTTGGTTTGAAAAAGATCCCGAGATGACCGGCTACGCTTATGGTGTACATCAGCGGCTTGTACAATCAGGGATTGATCCAAGAAGCGATTCTTACTATGATGAAATAGACAAGGCCATGAAAAAGGTCTTTCCAGATAAGTTTGATGATGGGAAAACTGAGGATGAAGCACCCCAACGTCAGGCAGGCTCCGTGGTCGCCGCACCGTCAAGAACGACGAAGAAGCCACGCACAGTGCGATTAACCTCAACACAAGCCTCTCTCGCCAAGCGGCTTGGACTCTCAAATGAGCAATATGTGGCGCAGTTATTAAAGGATCAATCCAAATGAGTAACAGAACTTCACGCAGTAACAGTGACCGCGATGCGGTCAAGCGCAAAGTGTCATGGGAAAGACCTACTATGTTACCAACCCCCGAACCCCGTGCTGGCATTAGCTACCGCTGGATTCGCACTTCTACTTTGGGGAATACGGATAACAAGAATGTTTCTTCCAGATTTCGTGAAGGGTGGACACCTGTTCGTAAAGAGGAGCATCCGAACCTCCAAGTTATTTCTGATATCGACTCACGATTTCAGGATGGCATTGAGGTAGGTGGTTTATTGCTTTGTCAAAACGCCACTGAACAAGTTGAGGCTAGGGTTGAAAAGCAGTTGGAAATGGCACAAAGCCAGATGCAAGCTGTGGACAATTCTTATCTGAAACAATCAGATCCTCGTATGCCCGTTTTAAATCCAGAGCGGAGTACGAGAACTTCATTTGGCAAGTAACCTTTTGGGGAGCTTGTCGCAACTTAAACTCTAGGAGTATGAGAGAATGGCTACTACAGCAGCTCCCTACGGCTTAAAACCTGTGCGCCGCGCAGACGGAATGCCGTATGCTGGTGCGACCAATCAGTATCTCATTGACCCCGCTGGAGAAGCAACAAACCTATTTTATGGGCAAGTTGTTATCATTGGGGCTGATGGTTACATCGCACTCGCAACTGGTTCAGGTTCAGACCTGACATCTAACAGCATCTCAGGAACAACAGGCGTTGGCGCTATTGGCGTTTTCGTTGGTTGTGAGTATGTAAACTCTTCGGGCCAAACGGTCCAAGCACAGTATTATCCATCTGGAACTTCCAATGGTGATGCTATTAAAGCGTATGTTGTTGACGATCCAAACGTACTATTTCAAGCCCAGCTTGATGGTACAGGAGCGCAAACAATCATCGGTACAAACACATTCTTTGCAGCAGTGCAGTCTACCTCAACTGGTAATACCACAACAGGTAACTCTACATCTGCATTGGACGCTACGGTAAAGACTGCCGCAGCGGCGTTCCGTGTTGTTTCACATGTGTCAGATCCTGCTGATGCGTTCCCAGATGTACTTGTAAAGTTCAATCCGGGCGCTCACCAGATGACCAATAACGTAGGCTTATAAGGAGGTTAAATTATGGCTATTTCACGCGCCCAGCTCCTTAAAGAGCTACTCCCCGGTCTGAATGCATTGTTTGGTTTGGAGTACGGCAAGTACGAAGACGAACATGCTGAGATCTATGAAACTGAAACTTCAGAGCGTAGCTTTGAAGAGGAAGTTAAATTGAGCGGATTTGGAGCCGCCCCTGTGAAAGCAGAAGGTGCTTCAATTTCTTATGATAACGCACAGGAATCATTCACTGCGCGTTACAACCATGAGACTGTTGCAATGGGCTTTTCTATCACAGAAGAGGCTATGGAAGACAATCTTTATGATTCGCTCTCTGCTCGTTATACTAAGGCTCTTGCCCGTGGTATGGCGTACACAAAGCAAACAAAGGCTGCTTCTTTGTTGAACACAGGCTTCACCACCTTTAACTCAGGTGATGGCGTTACTTTGTTTAGCACAGCGCACCCAACCGTTGAGGGCACCACTAACGCTAACCGCCCTTCAACTGATGCTGACTTGAATGAAACTTCGCTTGAGCAAGCTGTTATTGATATCGCCGCGTTTACTGATGAACGTGGCTTATTGATCGCTGCTCGCCCTCGCAAGTTGGTCATTCCACCAGCATTGATGTTTGTTGCAACTCGCTTGTTGGAAACAACTTTGCGTGTTGGTACAGCAGATAATGATATCAACGCACTTAACTCAAACGGGTCTATCCCAGAGGGTTATGCGGTGAACCACTATCTGACAGACAATGATGCCTTCTTCATCACAACTGATGTGCCTAACGGCATGAAGCACTTTGTCCGTACCGCTATGCAAACAGGCATGGATGGTGACTTTGACACTGGTAACGTGCGCTACAAAGCGCGTGAGCGTTACAGCTTTGGTGTATCAGATCCATTGGGAATCTACGGTTCTCGCGGAGCATAAAGTATGCTATAAGGTGGGTACTTCATGTATTCTCCTCATGTATAACTTAGGGGCAGCTTCGGTTGCCCCTTTCTTTTTGTTTAAATATCTATTACTATAGGTGTATCCCTGACAAACACATGGTGTGTTTGACTAACCCAGACAGGAGATCGACATGGGTACTACTACTTTTTCTGGTCCAATCAAGGCTGGAACCATCAAAAATACCACAGGCACTACACTTGGAAGCGATGTCGCAAATGTCGGACAAGTCGTAATGTCTCAAACCTTTGCTGCTGATTTGTCAAGCGGAGCCATTGCTGCCGATACTACAAATGTAGTTATTCCAGCAAACTCACAGATTATTGACTGTGTGATTGACGTTATTACCGCGTCAAGTGATGCAACTAATCTGAGCGTTGGTGACACCGTAGGTGGTGCGACATCTATCCTTAATACTTACGCTATTGGAACAACCGCGGGTCGCAAATACCCGACCACTCAAGCGGGTGCAGCATTAGCATGGGAAGATACGGGTTCTGCTGATATACGTCTGACCGTAACAAACTCTGCCGCCACAACAGCGGGTGAAGTTCGTGTTACTATTCTGTACGCTCAGAATAATAACCTTGCTTAAAGGAGGCCTAGATGGCTGGTCAAGAAATACGGGCATTTAATGTCTCAACATCAGGGTTTAGTGCAGGGGTCGTTGGCCCCTCACGAAGTCGGATACAGGGCATTTTAGTGTATGCTACTAACATTACAGCCTTTACCATTAAGAATGGCTCCGCATCAGGAGACACTCTGCTAGATCTAACTCTCCCAGCGGGATGGAACGATGTGTTTCTTCCTAATGATGGGATCCTTGCTGATAATGGTGCGTATGTTTCTGCATTATCTGGCACAGGGTCGGTGATAACTTTACTCCTTGAGTAGGTCATGGCTGAGAAAAAGAAAGGCTCTATGAAGGGCCACAGCATAAAAGGTGGACATAAACGCCCCACAAAGTCTGGGGCGGGTATGACTAAGAAAGGCGTTGCAAAGTATCGCAGAGACAACCCCGGATCTAAGCTGAAGACTGCTGTTACAGGTAAGGTCAAGGAGGGGAGTAAGGATGCAAAGCGGCGTAAATCGTTTTGTGCGCGTTCTGCGGGACAAATGAAAAAGTTCCCCAAAGCAGCAAAAGATCCTAATAGCAGACTGCGCCAAGCTAGAAAAAGGTGGAAGTGCTAGTGGCTATTTCTCGTTCTCAGATGGGCAGTCAACTTGTAGGGAACAGAGTTTCTACAGGTGATGATGCCAAAGATCTTGAACTTATCCGTATGGGTAAGGGCGGTAAAACAAAGAAAAAATCTAAAAGTCGTGTAAACGAAGCTGGCAATTACACCCAACCAGAAAAAAGAAAGCGGATATTTAACCGCATAAAAGCTGGTGGTAAGGGCGGTAAGCCGGGGCAATGGTCGGCAAGAAAAGCTCAAATGCTCGCGAAGGCCTATAAAAAAGCGGGTGGGGGCTATAGAGACTAATGGCGCTCAAGAAGTCACAGAAAAGCTTGAAGTCTTGGACAAAGCAGAAGTGGCGAACAAAGTCTGGCAAGCCATCGACGCAAGGGAGCAAGGCTACGGGCGAGCGATATCTTCCTGAGAAGGCTATCAAAGCTTTGACGCCTGCGGAATACGCCGCTACTACTAAGAAGAAGCGCGAGGCTACCAAGAAGGGTAAGCAGGTTGCCAAGCAGCCTAAGAAAATTGCAAAGAAAACCAAACGGTTTAGGAGCGTAGTAACATAATGGCTGTAGTAACCCCAGACATGCCAGAAATATTTGAGGAAGCCTATGAAAGGGCTGGCCTTGAAATGCGTACTGGATACGATCTTAAAACCGCACGAAGAAGTCTAAACCTTTTAACATTGGAGTGGCAGAACCGTGGTCTTAATCTCTTCACTATTGAGGCGGGTACGCTCGCTGTTACAGCGGGTACGGCAACGTATACCCTCCCTGCGGATACAATTGATATTATCGAACACCAAATCCGCACCGGAACAGGCACCAGCCAAGTCGATACGGCCCTCGAAAGAGTCAGTGTCGCAACCTACGCGCAGCAAACAAACAAAAACACGCAAGGTAGGCCGACCCAAATCTACGTCCAAAGGCTCCCCACAGAAACAAAAGTAACTCTGTGGCCTGTTCCTGATAGTACAACAACCTACACGATATCTTATTTTAGGCTTAAAGGTATTGATGGCCTCTCATCTGGTGTGGGTTCCACAGTAACATCTGTGCCTCCACGGTTCGTTCCTTGCTTGGTGGCTGGCATGGCTTACTATCTCGCCATGAAGAAGAATCCCCAGATGGCAGCTAGCTTAAAACAAGAGTATGAGTTCCAGTTCCAGCTTGCTGCCGGTGAGGATGAAGAGACAGCATCAATTAAGTTTGTTCCATTTAACACGTTTATGATGGGTGCAGGATGAGTTACGCAAGAGGCAAATACGCTTTTGGCTATTGTGACAAGACAGGGTTTAGATATCCTCTGTCTGACCTTGTTCCTGAGTTTAACAACGGTGTTAGGACGGGATTTCTTGTAGGTCGTGATGTGGTAGATCCAGATCAGCCACAGAATTTTTTAGGTAGGTTGAAGATATTTGACCCACAATCTCTACGAAACCCAAGACCAGACACATCCTTACAAGAGAGTCGTGGCTTGTTTGGTTGGAATCCTGTGTGGAATGACGCACAGTACATGACAGCAGAGGTTGGAACTGTTAATATTAGCATAACTTAGGAGTTTGGTATGCCAAAGGTCGGAAATAAAGAGTTCCCGTATACTAAAGCGGGCATGAAGGCAGCTAAGAAGGCGGCTAAAGATACAGATCAAGAAGTCCAATACAAAATGGGCGGTGGTTATATGATGCGTAACAAGCCTATTGCCATGAAGGATGGTGGTTCTTTGAAGATGGTAAAGAACTCAGATGGTGTAGAAGTTCCATTTTATGCCGCTGATGGGAAAGGCAAAATGGCCTATGGCGGTAAGGTTAAGAAAATGCGCGATGGTGGTAGCTGCCGTGGCATGGGCGCTGCCTCTAAAGGTGGCAAGTTTAGAATGGCATAAGGGAAAGTTCAAATGAACTATTCAGAACTGACGCAAGCGATCAAGGACTATACGGAGAACACAGAGAGTACCTTTGTGACCAATATTCCTAACTTTGTGCGTCAGGCTGAAGAGCGGATCTTTAGGGATATCACCATTCCAGAGCTACGCAGAAACGTCACAGGCAATGTAAACGCTGGCAATAAGTATGTTGCGAGGCCTGATGACTTTCTAGCCACGTTCTCCTTGGCTATTATCAATGGCACAACATACACTTACCTTTTAGATAAAGAGGTAAACTTTGTGCGGGAAGCCTACCCTGACACCACGGTGCAGGGATTGCCACAGTATTACGCAATATTTGATGGGGATACCGCTACAGGCAATGGCAACTTTTTGCTTGGCCCTACGCCTGATGCAGCATACGACTTGGAGTTGCATTACTATTATGATCCACCTTCTATTGTTACCTCTGGCACATCTTGGCTTGGTGACAATGCGGAAGCGACATTGCTTTACGGATCTCTTATAGAAGCGTATACGTTTATGAAGGGCGAAGGAGATATGGTTCAGTTGTATAACGAAAGATATTCATCAGCCCTTATCAATATGGCTTCTTTGGGTGCCAAGTTGAGAACTGATACATACAGGCAACCCGCCGCGTAGGAGATAGGGTATGGCAATAATTCAAACAACATGTACGTCTTTTAAGCTTCAGCTTTTACAGGCGGAGCATGATTTTGATGCACATACGTTCAGGATAGCTTTGTATTCTAGCGCAGCATCTTTGGGTGCGGATACAACTGTGTATAGTACAACAAATGAAATAACCAATACATCTGGAACGGCATACACTGCGGGGGGCAAGCCGTTGACAGTGACATCTACATTTCCAAAGACCTCTGGCACAACTGCTATTGTGGACTTTGATAATATTTCATGGACTGACGCAAGCTTTACAGCAAGGGGGGCGCTGATCTATAACGCAAGTGCTTCTAATAAAGCGGTTGCTGTGTTAGACTTTGGAAGCGACAGGGTTGCTAGTGATAGTACCTTTGAAATACAATTCCCCGTAGCGGATGCCACATCTGCTATAATTCGCATAGCATGATAGGAGTTATCTAAATGGCGAGCTTTAACAAAGTAAACGATTTTGTGGTAAACGCAGTCCACAACATGGATCTTGCAAGCGACCAGCTTGCGGTGGCCTTAACAAATACTGCGCCGGGAAGTGAATCAAGCAACCCAACATCAGATGGTAACGGGATTGTTGGTAATCTTACACAGATTAGCTACACCAATTGCTCTTCTCGCAACCTCACTACAAGCTCATCATCACAGTCTGGTGGTGTATATAAGCTGGTTGTTGCAGATCTAACGCTCACTGCGTCTGGTACGGTTGGTCCATTCCGTTACATCTATATCTTTGATGATACGGTTACTTCTCCCGCAGATCCAATCATTGGGTACTACGATTATGGCACCTCATTGACGCTGAATAACGGTGATACGTTCACCTTAGACTTCAGCCCAAGCAACGGTGTCATCCAACTAACATAAGGCAGTATCATGGCGAAGCTCTTTAACAGAGCCAAGATGACAACCAGTACCACGGGTACTGGCACAATCACACTTGGCAGTGCGTCTACGGGGTTTCAGAGTTTCGCGGATGCTGGGGTTAGTAACGGTGACGTAGTACAGTATGTCATTGAAGAAACAACTAACTTTGAAATAGGCACTGGTACATACACCGCGTCTGGCACAACCCTTACAAGGAACGTGCAAGAGAGTTCAAACTCAGATAACGCCATCAGCCTCGCGGGGAATGCTGTTGTCTTTATTAGTGCGGTAGCCAGCGACCTAAACATCTTGCAGAACGCAGGCTCTACCAAGGTTGCTGCAACGTCTTCTGGTGCTACGGTTACAGGT